CGTATGTCATGGTGTCACCTGTGCATCTATAAACTAGGAAGCGCTTCGCGCCCGAGGGCAACTCCAATATTTGGAGTTTCCGTTGCCCTCGGGTTGATGCACTTATACGACCTTCAAACGACGTAATGGCGTCGCAAGTTTTGAGCTAACCACCCCATCAATTAAGTAATGGGTGTCTGACGATGTTGTCAAAACATTGTCCCACGCCGCAACAGGGTACAACGCCGTCTCGTCGTTCGTGGGATCATACGCATTGATATAATTACTATCATCATTCAATACGTGTGTTCGTCCATTCCATAGATAATGGTCTATGTTTAGATAAGTATTTGGCGTGTTGTCGGTTTCATTTTCATATGCTCCATATGAATCATATTGTCCCGACATAATCTTCTTATTTTCAGCCAATTGACCTACGTGGGGGAACATCATCGGGTTATTAAAAATAACACTCTCAGCATTGAATCCACCCTTTAGGTGTACTTTTGGACGAATTGATGCGCATCCAATAATCACACCGTGCTCTTGGAAAAAACGTCGTTTCGTTAGAGTATGACTACACTCGTGTGCATATGTCTGTACAGACAATCCCGTTGAATCGTTAACTGTTCTAGACGGTTTAATATATTTGCGGTAATGACCCACAAATTCTGGAACCTGCGCGACCGTTTCATTAGCATTCACGCCCTGTGCTCGCAGGAACGATGTATACTTTCCGTCTAACGCTTCCACCCGTCGCTCATAAGCTAACTTCGCGCGTTTGCGCTCAATTTCTCGGATTGATAGCGTTCCGCCTGAAACGTCAATTGTTTCGTCTTCTTCTTCGTAATCTTCGTCCCCTTGAGTTTCGGCTGTTCTGTCAACGATTGGCAACGCTGCAGTACTCGAACTAATCGTGTACTGATCGTGCTCTTCACGAAAATAATGATTCACTATCATTTCATAGGCCGTTGCAAGCATGTGTGCCTGTTTATTATTAGCTTGCGCGCCAAACAGCGCGTCTCCGGCTGTTGCGTGGGAGCTGGGAGGAGTTAATGTTGAGTCCCCCATTACCCATTCGGGAAATCCCTCCCATACCAAACGCCATGGGACATAGTAATACCAGATATCCAACGTAGCTCCTGACATACGTTGGTTTATTGGTTTTGACATGAAATTCATCATGGTCTTTATGTTATGCTGACTTTCGCCTGCAAACACATGATGATAGGTGAACGGTGTTAATCGTCCAAACTTTCCACCGTTACCGATGACATATCGCGGTTTACGGATTTGTCTTTTTAGATTTGCCATGTTTTTTCCTTTTCTGTAAAAAAAAATGGGGAGTGCTGCAACCTACACTCCCCACAGACTAACTAGGGGAGAGGCTAGTTTAGTCTGCCTGTTTCATTCATCCATTGAATAAAATCAGGTCTGTGTACTTCCATTCCCTCAGGAATAGAAATAACTACGACGGCCTGGGCGTCGCCGCATTCCACTGCGGACTCCACGCTTGAAAGCGGCTTCAACTGCCCGTTTCTGTGCGTTGTTTGTTTTTGTGGTAGACTTGCGCACGCTGCGAGTAGCAGCAGTACGATTACCACGCTTAACAGTGCGACTATTTTGAGTCGTGCGGCGAGTAGACCTATAAGCCATGTGATCATGTCCTTTTCCCGTAATTTTGACAACTTTAAAATACAGAATGATTTTATTGTGTCAATAGACAGCCTACATTCTAAACTTTGCGCTAAATTCTACGTTTGGTATTTGCCGCCTGATAAACTCATCAGGATCGAAATATTCTGTACGTTGTCCTTCTTCCAGTCGTCCAACGTCTGGCGCATAACCGATTGCCTCTCCAAACCCGACCCCTATGACGCGGCCCTGTTGGGCGCGCCAACGCTCGGCCCCTTGCGATAATTTTGCAATCACAAGGTCTTCTATTTGGTTCTGTGCTACATCGCGCATAAATCCCGCGACGTCCAACTCCAGTGTGCCATCGTTAAACCCCTCGATGGCAGCCTTGGCACTCACTGGTTTATAACTCCATTTTTCTGTATATGGATCATAAACTGGCGCAAAACCTTTCCTGAACATCCACTTATGACCTCTACCTTCCTCTTCCGGTGTCCTAAGATTGTCAGTGAAAGCCATCCACAATTCGAACATTTCATGTCCAACTGTGTTATTTATAACTCGCAGAGCAATTCGATAAGCTTTACCAGCACGTCCCTTTTTATCTTTTTTCTGCTTTTTGTTGCTCCTGTCTTTGCGTACGACGCTTCGAGAAATGGACAACACTCCGTTTTTATCCATTTCGAGCATTACTTCTTGTTTAAACTGGTCTAGCTCAATTTGTTGATCTGACTGAGCGAGCGTACTTTCTCCATACGTCGCTTTTCCGTTAATTCCTAACAATAACTTCCCATTCGCACCAATTTTGGGCTTTGTTGCTATCAGTACCCCTGTAGCTGCCTCATCGTCTATCGCTTCCTCAATTATTCTTGATATAGCAGATATTGATAAGGCTGAACTCACGGTGCTAGCTCGCTTTTTATCTCGTATTACTTCCGCACCGTTTAACGGAATGGTCGTATCAAGAACTATTGGTGCCTCGACAGCGCCCACGCTTGGCAACCTAACAGTTCTTATATTTGCTGTTTCAGGGTCAACAGCATCATAACCATGCAAAGCCGTATACTTAGGTATTTGTGATACCTCGTCTTTTGCACTGATTGTGCTTGTCGTTTTTGCTATGGTTCTGTTTAAATAGTCTTGCTGAAGCCTATACTGAGTGTCCCCCCACGTTGAATCTTCCACTGTCGTAGGTGTTAGTATTGTTGTTATTGCTGTACCAATACCACTCCCTTTAATCGCGGAGAGGACTCTGTTGCCGATCTTCAACCCAAGCCCTCCTTTATACCTTGGTTGAGATGGCAATTCTGCCGCGACTGTTCGTGCGGCAGAGCTAGAGGTTTTACTTCTCGCTGTTGCTCCAACGTTTAAATCTACATACGGCACCTTATAAAAATCCTTTTATTTATAGTTGACGTTTGTGCTTTTGGTAGTCTTTGGGGTGTTTCGTACTTTTCGTTCGAAACGAGCGTTTCAAGTGGAAACGTTCGTAGTGACCTATTCACAACCATATTTCTTGACCGATTCGATTAATTCACTAACTTGTCTCGGGTCAATAAAATCACCAAGGGATATCGCCCTCATCGTGTATGCTACCATCTCTTTCGAGGGCTTCTTCTTGTTTTTGTACGATTCTAATTCTATTGACGTCGGTTGCGCTAATCGCGATACGACGTCCGATAGGTCCAATCTTGAGCTCTGGCTCAACATTGAGTAGGCCTGTCTTCTTTCCGGTCCGTACATAGTACTTAAAGTCTTCAAAAGCTCGTCCTCCGAGCTTTTCGAATAATGCGTCCGTCTGACCGTAACCCATGGAGCCTCGTAAGGCTCCTGCTTTTGTGACATACTTTGCGATATATGATCCGATATCGCCGTCTGTAACCAATCTGCTGTGTAGCTTTCCATACTCCCAGTGGGACTGCATTTCGTCTCCTGTGAGATTGCTACTACAGTGTAGGACGAGATGCCAATGTAATCTTTCATTTTTCTCTCCTGTTTCTTCTACGCTAAGAAATTTGATTTTGTGTTTTTTTCTTAGTCGTTTTAGCCATAGCTGTATATCCGAATAATTTGGATAAAGTGGTTCTGTAAATGTTTCAGAATCCATTTTTGGGCAAACTATTTGTTCATTACGTTTCCCCTGATTAATTACCGTTTTACATTCCGCGAATGTAAAAGTTAAAAACCATGTGCGTTCGTGGACGTACCATTCTTTCGCTACTCTCTCAACCCACTCCGCTTTCCTCTGACGCATGCAGTTATTACATTTCCTGCATCTCACGCTATTCAGAGGCAGCATGGCTGCATCTCGACCTATATTCGGTACGTATATAGGATTCTCACAGCTCCTTTCGACTTTGTCGTTTTGCTGTTCGATCTTATCAATGTATTGCCATCTAATTGATGGGTATTCGCAACCTACCCTTGGAATACCGTATGTCATGGTGTCACCTGTGCATCTATAAACTAGGAAGCGCTTCGCGCCCGAGGGCAACTCCAATATTTGGAGTTTCCGTTGCCCTCGGGTTGATGCACTTATACGACCTTCAAACGACG